TGCAAAGTGGAGGATGTTTGAGATGGATAAGTGTAGAGAAGAGTTTGAGAAGCATTATCTAAACCTCCCTTTTCATGATTCTAAAGCTGCTCAAAAGTGCTTAGATTCGTGTGATTTTGATGTCAAGCAAAACGTTTACATTCCTAATGCTAAATGGTTTGACGACAATGATGCTGATGAGGGTGTTATTTACTGCTGCATGCTTAATACCGCATATATGTCTTTTCAGCACCAGCAAGCGAAAGTGGAAAGGGCTCAAACAAATGCTGAACTACTTAACGAAGCTTTGCAGCGGTCTGTAGCAAGAGAAGAGGAGCTGCAAAAGCGGGTGGATCAACAAGGGCTAATCATTGCAAAAGCTATGTCTATTGCATCAGACCTTCAAAAGAGCTGGTCAATGTTTAAGATTGGCAAGAAGTTAGAGCAAGCGTTCAAGGGGGGAGGACAGTGAATAATGAAGAATTAGCCAAAATCGGAATGATGTTTATTCATTGGATTCAGGTTCATAGAGAATCTATCAGTCGCTTTAAAGACTTTCGAGATTGTTTTGTACAGGACCCTGATGAACCAGTGCACACTAAAAAGGACTATGACAAAGCATGGGAAATTCAGAAGGAAGCTTCTGTATTGGGTAGTGAAGCGAAAAGACGCTATGAAACCTTGCTTGAAGAAGTTGACCTATATCTGGCGCGTGAAAGAACCGACGTTCTTGAGGCAGGTGACCAATGACCACATTCAAAGAGGCTCAAATCATCATTGGCATCGATCCTGACTTGGAAAAGTCGGGAGTTGCCATTCTAGGGAATGATCTTCAACTCAAAAATCTAACTTTTCCTGAAACTGTTGAGCTATTCAGAAATGAACAGGACAGCATCAAAAAGGTTGTGATCGAAGCAGGCTGGGAAAATAAGAAAGCAAACTTCAGAGTAGGTGGTGGTCACTCAAAACAAGTGAACGAGCAGATTGCTAGACGCGTTGGGATGAACCATGCAACAGGCATCTTGTTAGCAGAAATAGCACAGGCTTTAGGCTTAGCAGTCTTACTGGTGAAGCCTACTAAATCAAAACTCAATGCAGAGCAGTTTAACAAGATTACAGGTTGGCAAGGGCGTACGAATCAAGAGCAGCGTGACGCAGGCATGTTGATCTGGGGAATGCAAGGGAAGAAGGTGGCGTGATGGTCTTTTACGAAGTTGGGACATATGAACAATATGAAGAAGGTTTTCATGCTTTCTTTCGCACTCGATATGAAGATAAAGCTGAACAAGTCAAAGCATGGGCAGAGGAGTACCAAGCTAAGACACCTGAATGGCCTACAGGTGAGACTGATGAAAAGCAGATTCAATATATGGATCTTGTTCGAAAAATTGATGATGAATTTGCGGAACTGATCGGTAAGAAGTTCCCAATCTCAAACTATTCAAAAGACATGTACTCAATACTTATAAACAAAGCAGAATTAGACGATTAGGGTGATGGTATGAATGCAGTAGCAGTTGAGAAGTTTGAACGTTTTGAATGGTTGACTCATGGTTTAACTGCGAGTTCACCAAGTATTGAGCCAGTGGTCCGCGGAACAGGAGAGAAACCATTGAACTATCAAGACCGCTTGGGTGCTATTGCTTCAATGGATACCCAGTTAGCAAAGTCAGTCACAGCACTGATTGTGTTTGAAGGCAAGTCACAAAGTGATTATGAGTATGTACGTAATCATTTGGCGAAGATCATGATTCAAAATGCCGCAGTTGATAAGAAGCGAGAGCCTGAACATGTCGCTATATATCACCTAGCATGGTTGATTGCTCGCCTAGTATTAGACTTCGCATTAAATCCAGAGTTAGAAGAACATTACACAGCTAAAGGGCGCTTGGCTTATGCAGGGCTTAAGAGTCATCAGATGAATGTAGAGTGCTACCGCAAGACATGGAAGCCATACGAAAACCTAATGACTATGGCAATTGAGTCGGCAATTGATGAGGCAGGCAAAGCAGTTGAAGCCTACAAAAGAAATACTTACAAAGATATGAAAGCGTAGGTATTCCATTATTGCGGAAACAAGAGTATAGTTTTTATATACTGGTCGTATTACGGATTTCCGAAGACCAATACATCAAAGCTCACTTAATCGTGGGCTTTTTTATTGCCTATCGAAAAGTGAGAAGAAGAATGTCAGACGAACAAAAACTTGAAAAAGAACTTCAGGATAAAGGCTTGAATGCTCCACGATTAACACCTGAACATATAGATTCAAAAATTAAAGCTGTCCGCTTTATCAATGGTGATGTGGTGCCAGACTATTTTGCAGATGATTATAAAAATGATTGTGGAGCAAGTTGTTTAACTATTTGTATTCTGTCTTTAGAAAATGGTTTTACTGTTACAGGCGAGAGCGCATGTGTAAGTCCTGAAAACTTTGATGAGAAAATTGGACGGGAGGTGGCTTATAAAAATGCCTATGAAAAAATTTGGCAATTAGAAGGCTATCTATTGAAAGAAAAGCTCTATCAGGCCAAGTTGGATAAAAATTTCTAAATCTTTCGCTACGTTTCCTTTGCTGATTAGTTTTATCTCGCGAGAGGTGCCATGTTGGGGCGCCTCTCAATTTTGCCGAACGGATTACGGCATATATGGCCCCGCTGAATACTAGTTATTGGCGGGGCTTTTATTTTTTCGGGGGATATATGAAAGCTAAAAAACTTTTAGAGAAGCTTGGTGCTAAGGGAATAAAAAAGATTCTTGAGAGTGCACACCAAGAAGCTGTTTATTTTGTGGATGAATGGAATGAGCATTTTAAGGTACATGGGTTTTACACAGATAAGTGTATTGTCGGTGTTCACAATCCACATTCACACTACAAATTGTCAGAATTAAAACAGGCATTGGGTGGCGAACATGGATACAAGCGAAGCTAAGAAAAATTTAAACAAATATTCGGATGAATTAAGCCGCTACCAGAACTTGTCTCGCACTGGGTTAAGCCGCGAAGAAATGCTTGTTATAGACCGCGTCATAATGCGATTGAAAAACAAGATTAATAATTTACGGTCTATGTTGAATGCGTGACTCCAAACGATTAGCCGAAGTACGCAAGCTGCCATGCATGAGATGTGGTGCACCAGCACCAAGCCAAGCCGCGCATTCTAATTCTAGTAAAGACGGTAAGGGCAGATCTATTAAGGCTTGCGACTCTAAAACTGTTTCTTTGTGTTTCTCCTGTCATCATTTGTTTGATACCTACCAACTAGGCAACAGGCAGGAAAGCGAAGACTTATTTAATAAGTGGCTTAAGCGAACCAACGCAATGCTTGAGTCAGATAAAGAATTATTTTGAATTATAAATAACCCAAACAAACCCATTAAAAGCGGTGGGTTAAGGTATAGGTGGGAATATGGAACCAGCAACATTCCCAATCAATAGTTATTCAGGAATTGTTCAGGTAATTAACTATCTGAACAATAACCACTCCAAAGCAGCCGCAGAAGGTAAACCTTTAGTCGTTAGAATCAACCAGAAGGAAGACGACAGGAGCGCCGCACAAAATCGGCTTTACTGGGCTTGGCTTGAACAGATCAGGCAAAAGACCGGTAATTCAAAGGATGACCTTCATTTACTTTTTAAGAAAAAGTTTCTTGCCCGGATCTATGTTGAAGGTCGGCAAGAGACCGCAGAAAAGTACATGGCTTTGCAGAACTTTAAAGATGTTATTCAAGCATTCGATGGACCTAAGCGCCGTCAACTTGAAAAGGATTACCAAGTTTTGGTCAATACCTTCATTAAAGACCATCTGCAAAGCAAGAAGGCCACCATTAAAGAATTCACCAAATATCTGGATAAGATCAACATCTATGCACATAGAGACTTGGGCGTGATGTTGATTATCCCGGATGACCTTAAGTGGTGTTATCAAAATGAGCAATGATTCAAATTTGCAAGATGTAGTGCTTAAACTGATAGAGCAAAACAATAAGTTGATTGAACAGAATAGCTTAATTGTTCAAATCAATGCTGAGCAAGCCGCCCAATTAAATGAAGTTCTAATGATGTTTGAAGACGGCGAACCAACACGTAAATCAAAATCATTGGACGGGTGATGTTATGAATTTCGATATAGAGCAAATCAAGCCTGAAACGAAATATCTGATTGCTAGATATGATTCAAGAAGTTTTGTTTCATTACATCAACATGAATGTTTTCACCAAGAATTAAAAGCTATAGCAAAGCAAACCGGTTTAAGTATTGCGGCTATAGATAGATCAGTAACCCTTGAGCTGTTAAGTGATGAAGACTTGGCAAATCTTGGTTTGATGAGGATGAATATCAATGCCTAGAATTGTATCGGTTATACCGCCTAAAGATGACTCCAACATTACTAAAGCACAGGGTACAAAAATATTGCTTGATAATGGCGAGTACCTACGATGTGTCCACAAAATCACTTTAGTAGCAGAAGCTGATTCGCCGTGGAAAGCTATCATTGAAGTGTACCCACAAAATCAAGAGCAAATTGATGCAGTATTAGCTGATCTTGAGGTGGTTAAGCGCTACGAGGCGAGTAACCGATTAGCTGAAATAAAGGAAGAGATGCAAAAACTTCAAGATGAGAAAGCATTTCTTGAGCAAGAGTATGGTTCGCCAAAGACGGGTGTTTGGACTGATGGCGTGGACTAAGTTTCTAAGGAAGGGACTTTCTTGGTTGATAAACAAGAGAGAGTTTTAAAACCACCTAAGAACGATACTCTAACTGAGTATCTTAAAAGTCACCCTCGATATTCGACAATCATTCCACCAGTAACAGGAAAGGTTAAAGATATCCATGGTGTTATTCATTCGCTTCCAGATCTAAAAGGTGAGCAAGATGATTCCGAAGAGCATTATTAATAATCGTTTGAGGTTTTATGGATTGGATAATCTTGAGCAGCCGCATTTAATGGTTGAGATCGAAACTCCAGAAGTCCAGCGTAAACAATTGGAACTCCGTTTAGTTAAGTTGGTCCAAGAATATCAACGCAATGGGTTAGATATCGATTGGATATCCATTGACTTACTTAATGGTGTAGATGCGCGAGTAAACTTAAATGAAACTCCAAACATTCAAGAACAAGTTACAGACGCTAAAGGCACCCGCACAAACCCAGAAGAACCCTAAACAAAACAATTGGGGTTCAGGTCGTGGTGGTCGTCCTTGGCGTAGGCTCAAGGCAAAGATACATCTAAGAGATAAGTACACATGTCAATGCTGTGGTGTAGTCACCATGGAACTTGAGTTAGATCACATCGTTAATATTGCACAAGGTGGCAATGATGATGAGTCAAACCTACAGAGCTTGTGTGTGCCATGTCATAAAGAGAAGACATTGAAGGAGAGTAGGCAGTGAGTTCAAATCTTATTTATGTTCGTGATTGCAATGCTGACGCGGATGTCTACTTTGATCCGAATGGTGTTGAAGGGCTTACGATTAAATGGACAGGTAAAAAGGACTACAGCGTGTACATATATGACGTAGTTATGTATATGCGAAGTGGCAACATTATTACTTGTTCTGTCAAAGAAGATGCAAAGGAAAAGATTCAGAAGATCTTGCATTAGGTGGGGGGAGTCCAAAGTTCTGAGAGCTAAGTGCTCGGACACCGCCGCCCTCCTCACTTATAAGAAAAAATCAGTTTTCAAAAATATGTTAAAGGAGGGTATATGGCTTTAACAGAAAAAAAGAAGGCATTTGCCCTCGCAAAACGAAAAGGCAAGGATAATAAAGAAGCTGCAATTTTGGCTGGATGCCCTGAAAAGACTGCATCTGCGGCAGGTGCTCGTTTGGCAAAAGACCCTGATGTTATTGCCTTTCTGGAACGACTTGAAGAAGCCACTCCAGAGCAAGCTGTTAAACACGAGGTTAAACCTTTAACAACTAATACAACTATTGAGGCTGCAAAGAATCTTGCAGACCCATTAGCTTTTTTAGAGTCTGTTTACAGTGATCCTGTCGAAGATATGGCTTTAAGAGTTCGGGCAGCACAAGCCGCCCTTCCATACGTCCACGGGAAAGTTGCCGAAAAGGGCAAGAAAGAAACCAAAGCAGAAACTGCAAGAGAAGGTAGTAAATCAGGAAAGTTTGCAACTTTAGATAATCAATTGATGAGCTAAATTATGTCTTCAATGTCACCCATCTGGACTACAGCTTGCCCAGACTGGGCGACCCGTATTGTTTCTAAACAATCGTTAATGCCGTGTAAGCCATTATTCCCCAAAGTGGCTGACGTAGCGGAGCGTATCTTTAAAGAGTTAATTCTTGTTGATGTGATGGGTAGCCCTAAGATGGGCGATGTCACATTGGAATGGGTGATCGAGTTTGTTCGTGCAATCTTTGGCGCATATGATCCAAGCACAAAGCGCAGATTAATTCGTGAATTCTTTCTTTTGATTTCGAAGAAGAATACTAAATCTACGATTGCCGCCGGCATTATGCTTACTGCATTAATTCTTAATGATCGTATGTCGGCTGAGCTTATTCTGTTGGCGCCCACAAAAGAGGTCGCGGACAATAGTTTTAATCCAATCCGAGATTTCATTCGCGCCGATGAGGAATTAAGTGAACGATTCAATGTATCTGAGCACACAAAGACAGTCACACATTTGGGTACAGGTGCAACGCTTAAAGTTATCGCAGCAGAATCAAATGCAGCAGCAGGTAAGAAAGCTTCAATCATTTTGATAGATGAGGTCTGGCTATTCGGGAAACGTGCCAACGCTGAATCAATGTTCCGTGAAGCAAAGGGTGGTTTAGCATCACGTCCAGAAGGTTGCGTGATTTATCTGTCTACCATGTCGGATGAAGTGCCATGTGGTGTATTTAAACAACTTCTAGACTATGCCCGTGATGTGCGTGATGGAATAAAAGAAGATAAAAGCTTTTTGCCTCTTATCTACGAATTCCCAAAGTACTTAGTTGAAGCAGGCGAACACTTAAAGCCTGAAAACTTCTACATCACAAACCCAAACTTGGGTGCATCGGTTGATCTTGAATATCTAATTTCAGAGTTTAAAAAGGTTAAAGATGCTGGTGAGGAGTCACTTCGAGACTTCTTGGCCAAGCACTTAAACATCGAAATCGGCATGAACCTTCGTGCTAATCGTTGGGCAGGTGCTGAGTATTGGAATGCTCAATCAAAAGATATTCAAATTGATCAGCTCATTGAACTATCTGATGTCATCACGCTCGGGATCGATGGTGGTGGATTGGACGATTTGCTCGGGTTCGCTGCACTGGGGCGATTAAAAGAAGATCCGCGCATCTGGTGGCTATGGAACCATGCATGGGCAAATAAGATCGCTTTAGAACGTCGTAAAGAGAATGTCCCCAAATATGAGGACTTCAAATCTGAGGGTTCTCTCACAGTAGTTGACCGCATCGGTGATGACATCGACCAACTCGCTGCAATTGCCAAGAAAGTTTATGACAGTGGCAAGCTAAATAAGATCGGACTAGATCCGTTGGGCTTAGGTGGCCTTTTAGATGGCCTGCTTGAAGCAGGAATTCCAGAGGAAAGTATGTTCGCTGTGCCTCAAGGCTACAAGCTTATGTCTTACATCCTCACCACAGAGCGCAAATTAGCAGAAGGCAATCTCTTCCATGCAGGCCAACAGCTAATGACTTGGGCCGCAGGTAATGCCCGTGTCGTGATGGTTGGTAATGGTATGCGAATAACCAAGCAAGAATCCGGTGTAGGAAAGATTGACCCATTGATTGCCACATTTAACGCAGTTGCTCTTATGTCGATGAATCCAGAACCTACAAACAAAGAATATAACGTCTTTTTCGTCTAATTAAATTTTTAACTCAAAGCTCGCTAAATGCGGGCTTTTTCTTTTTTAAAGGA